TTGTAGTTCACTGGCCGTGAGCTTGCCAATCACAGGACCAAGACTACACTTCAACGCCTGCGACTCAAATGGTTCTTTGGGTATGGTTCCTGTGAGTCCCCAGCGTAAGGGTATACGGCTCATTACACCTGTGAGCAGACTCTTTAGTGCGTCAGCTTTGGCCATATGTACTTCGTCCACAATAACACACACTACATCTTCAAGAAACTCACCTATGGTGCAGTCGCCCACACCTGCCTTGGTGTTCTTTAACAGCACATTCAAACTTTGCCAGGTGCAGATGGTATGCTGACGCCCCCACTCTTTACGATCACCAAAGTACACACCCACATCCTGTTGCATGTTGACATAGTCTTTTTCTGTTTGTGTTACCAGACTCTTGTTGGGTACAATCACAATGGTCCTACCATATGGTGCTACTGCATTACTCAATGCGGCTGTGATCACAGTCTTGCCTGCACCTGTGGCAATCTCCTGAATACATTGTGGATTCTCAAGAAAGTTGTTGATGATCTCAACCTGATAGTCACGTAACTCCATGGGTTGGCCTTCCATTGGATGTCCTTTGGGCCAGACAATGTGGCTGAATGTTTGCTCAGTCACCTTTTCAAAGGCAAAGTTAACACTGTAATCTCTTTGATCGTCCAGCTCAATGTCATAGTTGAACTTTTCCAGGATAGGAATAATATCGGGTAGGAGATTTACATAGGTGCTACCACCCAATTGGAAATAGCTGACCTTGCCGTCCCACCGGCCAAGACGCACCGCTGGAAGATAACGGGCACCCGGAACATCATACTTAAAGGCCGTAACCAGCGCACGACGAGCATCCAGTTCAAGCCCTTCAATCTTGATGTTTACTTCATCTCGGATCACAATTCGAGCTGTTCTCATTGTATGGTAACTTTCGTGACTAGTTGTCGCTGTTGTATTTCTTTAAGTAATTGTTGTCTGGGCATGGTTTCTACCAGTTCTGCCACAGGAAATCTCAATGGCAGTAATCTTGGATCTTGAAATACAGGATAGCCATGATCGTGGAAAAACGTGTGATGGGCCAGATAATATTGTTGCATTCTCAGTAATTTTTCTGCGGCATACGCTACAGTTTCTTCGTGCAGTCTAACATTGAAATCGGCTGAATAATAATTAAACGGCCGGAATGCATCGTCACCTATGTAGTTATCTCTGTCTTGAGTCAAGTCTTCTAAAGTCTTGCCTATTTCGCAGTAGTTAAGACAGACCGATCCAAACTTGGGATTGGGTGTTGCGTATTTGAACATGTCATCTGACAATGTTTTAGTCTTGGGCAAGCCATACCAAGTACATACAAAGCGAGGACGACTACCTCGTGCCACTGATTCGCAACGATGCACATTGACATTTAAATCTGCCAAGGCCTGTTTAACTTGATCGGGCGCACGAACAAAAAATTCTTGGTCTTGTTGATCTAATAATCCGTGATAACGTTCGAATATACTGTGTAGATAGTTGAGTGTGTCTTGATCGTCGACCGCGGTCAGTTGTCTAGTAATGATAGGGCTGTAGCCGTTAATGACATCTATGTTGGCCTGTATCATTGTCAAGGCACGAGCTTCTTCTTCTTCCTGCGTATCAAATCCGTAAAAGCGGTCAGGATGATCCAGCGGATACTGGTCTCTTGCTGACATACGTTCTAGCCATAATTCAGCCAAAGGGTTGTCTAAGATATCAAAGGTAAGAGTTAAATCCGCAAGTTCAATACTAAGATTCATTGTTTATTATAACATACTCTTGGAGATAAATCAAAAAAACCGGTACCTTTTTAGGGGTACCGGGTAAAGTGTAACGCTTTGGGCGTTACAGGAGCTACCGTTTACTTAATTGGTTTTGCAACCGATTAAGAATTTTTCATACAAGTTGTACTAGCCAGGGCCTTCCAGTTTTCGGCTGATACTTTGGTCAAGTCCGCAATCTTAAGTGCCATGCGCAGGCTCATTTCACGTAGTCGACCTTGATTGGTTTCCATAAATCCAATGATCTCGTCACCTTGCTCTGGTGTAAAATCATAGTCGGCAAACAGTTCACCTTTGAGGTAGATCTGTTTGATACGCAAGAAACGATCACGCATGGTGTTGAGTGTAAGATCCAAGAAGTGACAACGGCTCTGTAGTGCTTCCAAATGGTCCTGTAACTTTTTGCTCTTGAGGTTCTGGAACTGTAAATTGGTAATAAAGATACAGGAACCCTTGAAGTCAAACATGTCTGGAACACCTTCACGACGCAACATGGCACTATCCGAATTCCAGTAGATACGACGCTTCTTGCCTGAATCTAGAGCGGCCTTGAGAATGTTCAAGCTCAAGTCATCTTGGAATACCGAGTCACAGTCATCAAACACCAACACGTTGTTCTTGTCACTGTGTTTGTACAAGGTACAGTATAAACCAATCGGAGTCATGGCACCTTTGATCACTTCATACTTGACACGGCGACCACTCAGCTTGTCAAATAGGCCTGAATGTTCCAACTGCTTTTCAACACCATATGATTTGCCTACACCTGGAGGACCAACCACAATCATGGCTCGTACATCGCCAGCAATGGTGGCCTTGGTCATTTGATCAAGAATGTCAAAGCGTTCGCCGATGCGGGCAATGACTTCTTCGTCTGACTCAACCACAGCAGGTTGTTTTGTTGCAACCACAGCCGGAGTTTCTGCAGGTAATCCACCCACAAATTCTAAATCTTCGATTGTGTTTACATTGATACGAACTACTTCTGGAAAATCTGGGCCAAAAAAGCCATCTGCATTCACGGTCACATAGCCTCCTTTGGCACCGGTTTGAAATCCTTTAACCAATGTAAACGCAACATCGTTGACTGGAATATTGCGATACACACCATTTCTAATCATTACTGTACTCAAGGTTAGCTCCTTAATTTATTGTTGATAATACTATTATACGGTATTGGGTATTTTTGGTCAACCTATTACTTCTTGGTCATTTCTTCTAGTTTTTGTTTGTATTTGATATCAGTCAGTGCTATATCATATGCAAGTTTTAGGAAAAATCCTGTTGCAAAAATCCCACAGATTATTCCGATTGTTTTCAATGGCACAAAGATAAATGCTAAATTTACCCCTATTCCTACCAGCATCGCAACACCTACTAATTTTGCTACTTGTAAAATTGCTCGAATTTCTTGTTTCATTTACTTCCTTTCCGAAGGTTCATTTATTGATTAATTTACTACTATACTAATATTATAGCAAAAAGGTTGTTATTGGTCAACCATAAAAAACCCCTGTAAAAACAGGGGCTTGTAGTGACGTTATCGTAACGCCATACTCATTAAACTGTGATCGATCCAGGGCACTACGAGATCTTGCTGTTCCAGGTAGCCGTGGGCATCAATGCTGGCATCGGCTGATTCCGGTAACAATTTAAGTTCTGATAACTTGTACCAAGAGGCCGTTTTTGGGTCTAGTGGCGCCTGCTCACTTTTGTAAACTATAGCGTGTAACCAGTTGTCGTTGGGCGATTGTTTAAAAAATCCACTTCGACAGTCCCATCCGTTGGTGGCCAACATGTACATGAGGTTCACCATGCTGTAATGATAATAGTTACCTGCGGGCAACGCATAGTCCAGCTGACGGCGATGTATGCGTTGTGTTATGGGAACACAGATATACAACATGCCACCCGGGCTGGTCATATTCCACCAGCGACCAAGAGTTTGTATTGGATTCACAGCAAACTGAAAAGCGTCGTGACACCATAGGATATCAAATCCTTTATCGGGCGCTGTAATAGATCCTTCAAAATCGACTTGTTGATAAGATATATTGGTGTGACTCTTGACCAATGGCAATTGATCAGCCAGATCCACTCCGGTACACTGTATATTCAAAGGAACCGGGGGTTCGTCGGTGGTGGTACGTGTGGCCCACCATTTAAGATCATCGCCCAGACCACACCCAAGGTCTACCAAGCTGGTAATACTGTACATAAAATCACTGTACAAAAACAATTGATCCAATGTTTCAAGACTGTGCTGGTGACTATCTGTGGTTTTTTCAAATCTCATAGTTGTATATCTTCCATTCCGGCTGTACGCAAGCGAACAATATGCCCACTCATCCAAGATTTTGAATCTAGGCCTTTCATGATGCCTAGCCAACGATTGCGTAGTAAGGCCACTTCGTTGATGATGGTTTCAAAGTCGATCACTTCATCTTCCCCATCCACATACTTTTCTGCATCTCTAGATGTCAGTGCTCTAGCATAGCCCTCCAGATACTTTTGGAAATGCTTTCTGCGTATTTTACGTAGCTGTATGTTGAGGTGATTTAAAATTGCTTCAATTTCTTGTAGTTGATTAAACCTGTGCTCGGTGATTCCAGGAAGTTCTTTGATGCTGCGTTCAACAAGTCCGCCAAGGCTGACATCACGTTTAGCATCATTGAGTTCATTTTCATAGTAAGCAATGAAATCTGGAATATTGCCTAGGTCGGCAACAACTTTACTGTACCACATTAATAGTCATCATCCTCGTCGAAGTCTTCATCTTCGTCTAAATCTTCATCCTCGTCGGCATGATCCTTAAGGTAACTTGCCAAGGCGGACTTGACTCCGGAATCGCTTTTAAATACATTTTTAATATCAGCAGCATCACAGTCATTGTCAATGAGAACCGACACCAATGTTTCTGCGGCTTCGTCACGATCCTGCGGATTAACATAACGCTTGAGCTCATCCCAAATTTCTTTACTTAATTCAACACTCATAGTTTTTCAAACTCCTTATTAATTTGTGGAAATAGTTTGGTCCAATCTAAGGACCGCCTACGGCTAATTTCATCAAGATAAACTTTTAATTTTTTCATCTCAACTGGGTTTCCTTCTGGGTACTTATCAAATACAGGTAATAAATTAGAAAATCGTTCTTTGGACCATTGTTTGTACCAGGTATCAGTGGGTATCAACTCCAGTGCTTCCTCAAATAACTGTTTGTTTAAATAGGCTGGCAATACTTCGGGTGCCAAAAAACTTGGGTCAAATACTCGTGTGCCTTGTAATCCAACTTCTCTAGTTTCGTTCCATACATTCCACATTGTGATTAATTTTGGAATTGACGGAATTGTTAGACAAGTAATAGCAACATTGATATCAACTTTTATTTCTGGTGTCTCTAACAATTTATTAAAATTTCTTAGCCACAGTTGCCGATCAATTCCGTGGCGTTGAAAGTCAACTTCATCCCCCCATCCGTCCATGCTGGCAATAATTTTAACGCCACCTATGTTGCTATTATGTACTAATTTGACCAGTTTGTCAAGATAGCTATCAAATTTTGTTTCGTCAATTGTGAGATTACTTATTAACTCCAGTTCCAGTGCCACAGTATTGTTGGATAGAATTTCAAGCAATCGATCAGTTTCTTTCAACAAAAATGGTTCCCCGCCCAGTATGTGCAGTCGTTCCAACGAATGTTTGTTTTGATCAAACCATTCAAAAAATTTATCAAGGGTTCTAAGATAGGTGTCTCGATCCTGTTCAAACTTGTAACTTAATTTTGGGTTGACCTCTAGAGTACCAAATCGATCAACTTCTTGCATCCAGGTAGAGCTCAATGCAGGATTACAATATAAACATTTTAAATTACAGGTATTGTTGAAAAATACTTCTACTATTTTTGGATTTGTTACAACATCTAAATTTTCAGGAATTAAATCAGGAATTTTGTTTTGACTTTGCCTATCGCTGGTTCCTCCAACTGCTTCGGTACGACTGCAATAAGCACACCCAGCAGGCCATTCACCGTTGAGCATCTGTTGCCTGTCAAGAAGCTTGACTGGAATGTTATGAAAATCAAATGTTTCTGTGTTGAATTCAGCTGTTGGATTGTGGAAACAACTTTTGGTTCGTCCCGAATTTAAAAAGATTGTTGACCAAGTCCATTTCCATTTGCAGGCGGTTGGACTTGGTGGGTTCCACAATTCTGTCATTCTTCGACTGAGTCTTCGACCACAATATTTTCTGTTGACTCTGTGGCTTGCTTTCCAAAATCAGCCATGACTTTATCTAAACAACCATCTTCGTTGCTTTCCCAGGCCTTGCGGAATTGTTTGATAATTTCGCCGTCGCTAGTAACAAACATCAAGCGATTGCCATCTTTCTTGAGAATGCCTTTTTTCTCGGCCAAGTCAACAAGACCACTGTGTGGACTCATTCCTGTTTCATAAGGAATCTTGACCTGTACGCCTTCAAACGGTTTAGCATAACGAGTTTTCATAATCTTACAAGCAGCACGAATACCGTT